TTGACTCAGGCTTTAATGAAGAAGTTATAAAAACTTTCCTAGAAGATATTGACTACGAGGTTTACTTTCCTATAATTAAAGGAAACATCAAAGACCTATGAAAAATATCGAAGAAAGCATGAAGTCGGCCCTATTTAGGGCTGAGATGATGAAGCAGTACAAGTCAGACCCAGGACCCAATTGGGATCAAGGGGACTCGTTCCACTACTTAATCGTCGGAATCGTTGTGTTGCTTATGTTGAACTCTTTGTTTTCTTCTTAAGCTCTTTCTGCTCGTCGATCCTTTGGCAGACAATTGACTCTGCATTAAATCTGGGACAAGCTTCCTTGTACTCACACCAGTCGCAGAAAACATTCTCCTGAGCCCAGAACTCATCCTTCTTCTTCTTGCGGATACGCCAGACCTTTTCGATCTGCTGCTTCTTCCATCTGTCGATCTGGAATCTACCGAACTTCACAGCGACGAAGTTACCCGTGACAGGATAGTAGTGGGCGCAGTAGATCTTATCGTAAGGAACATCATAAAGCATATGGATCGCCCACGCATAACCTTTTAACTGGTTGTCATCCATGAGAGTCTTTTTCTTCTTCTCTCGCTTGGAAGTCTTGTAGTCAATAACCAGATATCCACCATCATTTCCCTTGATTACACGGTCGATAACTCCTACAAAGTTGATATCATTCTTCTCGTCAAGAGGGACGTTTACTACTTGCTCAGTAGACATGGTCTCTCCAAGACCTTGATTCCAAAGAATAAAGTTTTCTAGACAGGACTTCATCCTATCATTATCACGGAAAGGCACTTTGTACGTTGAACGCTCTTGCTCCGCAATCCTCAACAGAGACTTAATGTCCTTTTCCTTGTAACCCAGTTCAAATATCTTGTGAATAAAAGACCCGAAATTCAAAGCGTCCTCATTCTTCGAGCCGAATCCCGGCAGTCTCAAGATGTATTTCAGTCTGTATTTCCACAGGCACTGGTCTATGATGTCTCCCTTAGAGGCACTAATACTATTTATGAACATGGGCTCTGATTCCTTCATTAGAAACTACTGTCTGGACAAGTTCCAGTTTAATTATAGACTTCAGAGTGATGATACCGAAATAGTAGTTCCATCTATCTTCGTAGATAATGACTATAAACGGCACATGTCTATCAACACAGAGACTGGGTTGTGGAGATGCTTTAAGACTGGCGAGGTCGGTAACTTCCTTAAGCTCTATGCTGTCCTGGAGAAGTGCAGCTACCGCGAAGCTTATGAGAAGTTTGTCTTCGAGGACTTCATGTCAGGATACAAGGGTCGGCGTCCCATCGAGGAGTTCGACCCAAACCAGATTGATTCGGACCTCGATGAAGCGGAGAACTTTAAGGTTGTGGAGGATCATCCTTTTGCCCAGTCCCGTGGTGTAAATCAATTCAAGTTCTACATTGCCACGGATGGGAAATACAAAGGCAGACTGATCATCCCATTCACCAACCGCAACGGGAAACTTTTCTACTTCCAGGCACGCGCCCTTGGCGATGAGCAACCTAAATACCTTAACTGCAAGAACTTGAAGAGTTCACAAGTTCTATACCCCTTTGATTATGGCTCTCAAGAGCCCCTATACATCACTGAGGGCGTGTTTGATTGCCTTAGCCTACAGGCGGTAGGGCTGAATGCTACGACCACTCTAAGCTGCTTTACAAGCCGTGAGCAGATGCTCCAACTAAGTCAGTATGCAGGCCCATTGGTATGTGCCTTTGACAGTGACGGCCCAGGTATCACTGGACGCCAGAAGTTTATGCGGCTGGCACACTGGGCTAGGAGAGACGATTTACATACCGTCGTACCACCCGAGCCCTTTAAGGACTGGAATGAGATCTTGATCAGGAGAGGTCCCGAGTTCCTTAAAACGGAAGCCGAAAAGATTGGCAAGCTAGATGGACTTCACCTAGCCTATCTAGCGTATGATAAAGGCCATGTCATTTGAGACAATGGTCTGATTCAAGGCAGTGAACTTAAGCTTGGCAACGTAAGTGCCCGTCATCGATCCAAGGGTTCCATCCAGAAGCTTTGGGTGAGTTTTAAGAGCTTCGGTGTCTAATGTAAATACCACTGTATTCTCGGAAGTTGTATCAACGAGACCCGACGTAGCCGAGTAGCCTGAAACTTCAACTCTAGCGTCTAGGTTTCTGTCTTGGTTTTTCTTGTAAATCTCAATCATTGGATCTGTCACTAATGATTGCTTAAACAAGTTAACTACGCTTCTATCGATATTCGCATTCTCTAGAGTAAACTCATTAGTGAATTTTAGATCAACTTTGGAGCCCAATACTACATGATTATTTTCAAGCCTAGTTGCCACTCGGAATAATAAAGGTTCAGTTACCCCAAAGAACCTATCTTCAGTCAGGGTGAACTCATTAATTATCGTGTCTAAGTCTGACCCAGCAACACGCTTTACCGTCCAAACATCAATATAGTCTCCAGTTGAAGAAACAGTATCAGCGATTACGGTATCACCCGAGAGATTAAATACGCCGCTCGGAGCAGGGCCTAGGACGCAGGCAAACTTACCCGTCTGAAGCTTATAAATGCCAGAAGAGTCTGAATTTGCGTTATAGTTGGAAGCGTCAAACCCGCTATCCGTGGTAAGGGCCGCACTGTTGGAGAAGTTCATCAAGACGCTTCCTGTGACAGAAGCTTTGATTTCCCCATCAGAGGTGATTACCGAGCTAGGAGACTGATTGTCGGAAGCGGCAAATATAGACACTCCACTAATCGAATGTGGATCAACGTACTGGCCGTCGTTGATAAAATACATTATAAGGGCGGTAGGCCCTAAAACAGTAGGTCTCTCGTGTCTTGTAGTGACTTGATTTCCATTAATTTTCATGCTAACTCTCCAGCTTCTTCATTTCTTCGGTATAGAAGTTGATAAAGGCTAAACGTTCTTTCTGAGTCATAATTTTTATGTCTGAGTAAGATAAGCCTACCTTATTTACTAATATATACGCTTGATAAAGAAGATCCTCCGAGGATAAACTGTTAGTTAGCTCACTGAAAAAAAACCGACATCTAAAGGCACCGCCATAGTTTCAGTATGACTGCACTCTGGGCATTCGAATATAAACCTGGGGTTGACCCCATATTCCCCCTTATTTATCTCAGATACTATCTTCTTAATGTCTCGGATATGCATCCTCTTTAATGCTTTCGAGATGAAGACAGGATCCTTGCTTCCGTTAATTGAGACCACGAATCGGTAGATATTTTTGTAAACTTCTTCCGAGTCACCCAAGAAAGCTTCTTCACGGCTCCTAGGGAATCTAACCTCAGCTTTAACCTTAAGCTTAGGCAACTCAATTTCTCTGGGATCACTCAAGTCATCGGGGACTTGCGTCATGTTTAAGTGCTCAGATAGGATTAAGGATGTTTTAATTTCAGATGTACAGGCTGGGCAAGTAATATTGAATTCGTAGTTTTCCCCGTAGGATATTTCTCTAACTTTCATCAGAAGAAACATCTTATCCATGAATAGTAATTCATCTACGTTTACCCCTTCAACTGTCTTTTCAAGAAGCTTTGAAACTATGTCATTGTTTGAATCTTTAGCATTCAATACTTTCTGCTCATCCAAGAATGTTAAAGGCTTAACCTCAACACCTTGAAAGCCTGGGTAGAATTTACCCTTTGAGGGCAGTTCGGTGATCGTCAGTGAATCTTCTGTTGAATTAGAAAATAAATCATTAAGAGCCGCTTCTCGTGGATCTTCTGACGAACTTTGGATTTGTTTGTTTACACTCATGAGACACTACTGTGGCAATTACTATTATAGTATATGAAAATAGTAGTAGGTAACTTAACGTCCACCCTAGAGACAGATAATCCTAAAATTATATCAGCGTTGAGAGAGAAGTATGCCTTCCCTGTCCCAGGGCATGAATATGCTCAGTCCTACAGGAATAGACGATGGGATGGTAAGAAAAGATACTTTGGAGCGAATGGTAAATTTAGAACAGGGCTGCTGACTCGTATTGTGAAAGACTTAGAGGAAATTGGAGCTACAGACATTGAATGGGAAAACAGGCCAGAACAGGAGGAGCCATTTATTCCCCCCGTCGGAAACTTTGAATACCGAGAGTATCAGGAAAGGGCCATCTACCGCTGCCTCAAAAAGAGAAGAGCGATTATCGACAGCCCCACAGGCTCTGGCAAAACCTTAATCATGGCAGGCTGCATTGCATCTTTACAGCACGGTCGAGATATTACGGGAGTTGTATTGTTTAGAGAGAAGGGAATCCTAAATCAAACATATGAGTTCTTTAAAAAGTGTGGTATTCGAGATCTAGGGTATAACTCTGGTGAAGGTTATGTTCCTGGAAAGATCATGCTTTCTACTGTTCAAAGTATCGAGCGGATCATCGACACTCACCTACAGGAAACTGAGCTATTAATGGTCGATGAAGCTCACCAATTCTGTAGGGGAGAGACCACGGTAGCAGCCGTTGAGAGCTTCCCTAATGCCTCCTACAGGCTCGCATTCACTGCTACCCCTCCCAGGGAGAAGGCAAAGGATATCAACGCTAGAATGGTCCTAGAGGGCGCTTTCGGACCTGTTTACACCACTCGCACAGCAGAAGATCTCATTAAAGATGGGGCGCTTGCGAAGCCGATTATCCAAATCGTTGATAACACCCCTGTCTCGTCTGTTGCAAATGATCTTTCCTACCTTGAAATATACGACGAGTATGTAGTGAACTGCGA